GTTTGAATTTTAATGGGGCAAAAATTCAAACCCCCTTTTCAGATGTACACTAAAAAGCAGGCTCATATGCACTCACTTGCATACAAACCTGCTCGTCATTACACTAGCACTCTATACTCGTAGTAGCAATCGTAGCTACATCAATGTTAGCCTGATAAGGTGTGTCAAAATTTTGATACCCACTATTGGTAGTGTTAATTTTGTCAAATGACAAGTTAACATGTCCTGCGTCAATAGCAATAACACCGTTAAAATCATAGAATTTAGTTCCGCCTGTCTGGTCTTGCATATATCCATTAACTGATGCACTAAATTTATTAGAAGCTAATGCACCGCCAAGTACCAAACAATTTTCATCAACTGTAGCAATTGTAACGACACTACCACCGTTAATTTTATTTTTGTAATTAAAGTCAACGGTTATACGTCCAACGTTCCATGATGTAATACCATTCGATAAGGTTATTACACCTAAGCTACTAATTTTTGAAGTAACTTCTTCGTTGATATGGAACGGAACACTTTGCCTATACTGTACATCACAACTGCCGTGTAAAATTCCATTTAAAAGGTAGGTAGCTATTAAGTCTTGGTTCTCTTCGTTAGGGTGCTGATTATCGCTTCTACTGATACCACCATAGTTGTGCATAATATACTCTGAATTAGTTATATATCTAGCACCATATTTACCGCACTTAGTATAAGCAGGAAGTGCATTTGTGATAATCTGTTCACGTTTACTATAGTCAACACTCCAACCAATCATAGCTACATAGATTTCAGCGTTAGGGAATTTCTGTCTAGCATTAGCAAATGTGTTCTTCATCCCTGTCATAATATTAGACTGAGAAACATCAGCATCGTTCCATCCACCTGCATACAGGATTTTCTTAATACTCAATCTCTGAACATCACTCATTCTGTTATAGGCATCTGTAGTTAACTGGTTAAAGTCTTTAGTGAAATCTGCACCGCCTTTTTTACCAAAACCTGCACCACCTGTTTCTTCATGCCAGTATGTTTTATTTTCAACCCATCCAGCGTATTGTGCCATAAGTTTTGGAAAACCAGTAACGTCACCTGATGCGGTAAATCCACCTGCATAACTATCACCAATGATAAGAACATTGTTTTCAGTCGTAGACGCAAGGCGTTTGGTCTTTTCATTTTCAACCATTACTTTTCTTTCATTACCATCTCTGTCTAATATAGGTACATAGTCAAAAAATTCTGTTGTAGGCGACTGTATAGGTGTTTTGTATTTAATTGGATTCTTTGAATCTACGTCAATAGTATCAGCGATAACAGTTTTATCTTTACTACTTTCTGTTGTACTACCTGCATATGTTTCTTTATTTGTTCCATTGCATGTCAACGTTCTATCATAAGCTATTGTTTCTGTTAATCTAGTTGCGTTTGTAATTAAATTTCCGTTAACCGTTTCTGTTTTGCCATTTGTGCTTTCTATAATCTTTAGCGTTCTATTACTACCGATAGTAACCATTTCTGCATCAAGCTCGTAACTACCACATCTATTATGTTTGCTACCACTGTATGTTTCATTTTTTGTCTTACCGTAAGTAACAACAGCACCACTATATGTTTCTGTCTTACTAGCACCACTACAGTTAACGTCACCAGTAAATGTTTCTGTCTTGTTTACGCCACTACAACTAACATCACCAGTATATTCTTCTGTCTTGCTAGTTCCATTAACAGTAGCAACACCACATTTAACATTAGTTGTTTCGCTTGAAAAATCAGTAGTTTTAACTTTATCCTTAATAGCGATTCTGTTAATCTTAATTGTATTCTGTTCACCAGTGTCACTAAAGGTAGGTGCTTCAACGTTACCACTAATGTTATCTACTTCAATGTAGTTTCTGTTACCACTAACTGTGAACAGTTTTGTAGCATTACCTGTGCAACTGCATTTAATAACATTATCATTAGATTCTATTGTAAAAAATTCTTTTCCAACTAGACTAGAAATGGTATTAAAAATAATATTATCACAATGTGAATTACCAGTACCACGTATAATTAAATCTTTTTCAATTCCATGGTCAAAAATAATGTGACTAATCTGTACATTTCCACTAGCATTAACATCCAACAAATTGAACCCGTCTGTGAGAATACACTGTGAAATACTAGCGTTAACAACATCACACTTGATAAGGTCAACATTATTAACCTGAATATCACCATTTCCGTCGAACATCAACCCTGTTAAAGTAAGGCTCTTTACTGTTCCCTTTAACATAGCTTCGGTTGCGCCACCTCTAAGTACCACTCTAGTAACATATCTTCCCTGACCAAACATAGTAACATCACTATTTTCTGGAAGTGTTAAAGTGCTAGTGAGATAAGCACCACTAGGGAAGTAAACGCACATACCATGGTGTGCCTTAGCATAGTCCAAACAACCCTGAATAGCTTCGGTGTCATCTGCTGAGCCATCGCCAACAGCAGGTTTCAAATTTTCTGGTGGATTTTTAACACTAAGCATATAATCACTTAAAATCTCTGCAATAATGTTATCAATTTCACCACTGGAAATGTACGTTTTAATAAGCTCTCTAATGTATTCAGGTAACTGATTATTGTTCTTAATCAGCTCGTTTAACTTTTTAACTATTTTACCCTGCACTTCCATATAACTAAGAGAGTCATCGTAAACCAAAGGTAACGCCTTTAAAGTCCAGTATCTAACTGTTTCTACATCTGTAAACATATATTACTCCTTTCTGTTCTACCACAGTCCAAAAAATAAATCGTCAAATTCCTCAATAACCTGCATGTCAATATTCAAGAATGTTTCACGGTATTTCATAATTAACGAACTGTAATTTTCTGAATTTTGTTTACCTATAATAGTTTCGATATAATCTTCTGTAGTGTCAACATTACCGCTACTCTGTTCACTGTCTTTATAGGTACTTCCAGTTTTCTCTGTAGAATTACCACTTACACTCTCATTACCACTATTTGTGGTGTTAATCTTTCTAGCGTCTGTTAAATAAGTCTGGTTATCAACGCCAACTAAACCGCCTTGAGGTGTATCACTGAACAGGTTCTTTTCTTCACCATTTGCGTTACTATTTTTGTTACTACTTGTTGCCTGTGTTGTGTTAATATCTCTGCTACCATTTCCACTTCTGTTGTCTGTGCTTTTTTCGTTTTCAGTTCTGTTATGCTTTCTAGTTAAGTCAACATCATGGAATGGGTCAAACTTCAACTTAGCACTTTCATATAACTGATTGTAGTAAGGCATGATTTCTTCCATCTTTGTATTAACCCAAAGCTTCCAGATACCTACAGTTTCACAACCTATCTCTCTTAAATAATAGTGCTTTAAGATTTTACAACAAAGCACTTTTCTATAATCTTCATCAAAGAAAGGTACTTTACTGGTAAAAATTTTATCCCATGATTTTGATATAACATCATCTACAGAGTTAAATCCAACACTTTCATCTAGCCCACTGTCAGTTTCACAAATATACCTAACTTCTGTCGTGTATTTACTCATTTCCTGCACCACCTATCGTTTCTGCACCTGGGTCTTCTGGCTGATTATCGTCACCAACCTGCTGAAAATCTTCACGATAATTGACTTCAATATTTGTACCGAACATTTCATTTATTTTTTCAACAGCCTGTCTGCGTGATTCTAGCCTGCTATATCTGCTGGCAATAGTACCACCTTGGTTACGTGTAACCTCATCAGTTATCAATCTTTCTTTCTTCTGAATATTGATATTGCTGATACCGAGATAAGTTAACGCTTCATTCCATATCTGCGTTTTTAACTGGTACAGTTTATCGCACACATATGGAGCATTAGTGCTAAATGATTTTAATGCGTTAATATCCAGATTCTTGTCACCAAAAATAAAAGGAGCGTTTCCATCATACTCTTTATATAAATTCAAAAGAGTAAGTCTTTGTTTTTCATTACCTTGAATCAACACAGGTGTTTTCTGTGCATTGGCGTTAACATCAATGATTCTATCAATGTTGTACAATCTTCGTGCAAACATTTCAACATCAAGAATACTGTTGCCATGCAGATAATTATTCCAGATAATAACGCTATCTTTATAAGATAGTAACTTCTGGTAATTGTTGTAACCACTGTACGCACGTCTGAGTAAAGGGTTGCCATACACATCAAGTCTTCCTTGAACGATACAGTCTAAGCACAAGTCTCCTATCACATCGTCTTTGAAATAGACCATGCAACCAGTTTCAAATAAGTGTAATTCCAGATATCTTGCGTCAACTGTATCTGGCAGGTTCTTCCATTCAAACATGGATATAGCAAGTTCTGTTAACCTGTTTAAATACTGCCGATAAGTAAGGTTATTCAAGACCATACTTTCGTCAAAAATGTCATGCTTTCTTCGTCTCATTTTATCACCACCTTATTACACTGGACTATTGTCTAAATCGTATCTACCAACTTCATACCCATGTTTCCAGAATGTCACACCGTTATCATAGATACTGCATATCTTTTTCATGTCATCAGACGGTACACTTCCTGTCATTGTAGCACTAACAGTTTTCACATAGTTCCAATGTGGTCTACTGTTACGGTTTGGTATTTTTACTCTTTTAGTTGCGTAACCAAATTTAGTAAAGAAATCGTCAATCATTCTTGCGTATTGATGACTTACGCTTACCCTACCACCCCAAAAAGTTTTCTTTCCACTTGCCACATCAACGTTTCCACTGTTAATATTACCTCTGGCAACATCAGCGGCTATAGACGCTTTATATCCTTGTGACAAAAGATTCATAACAGTTCCAACTCCTGCTAGTACTCCTAGTGGTGGAAAGCTTACGCCTAAGGCAGACAATCCTAACGCAGATGCACCTGCCGTTGCTGTGGTTGCTAATGGTAGTGCGTTCTGTGCTAACCACGCTTTGAAAGAATCAGTAGACCAACTGCACATTGGATAATCGTCAAGTATCAATGATTCACCATTAAGAGTTGTACCAACTTTACTACCCTTGTATCCGTTTGGTCTTAATGCTACTTGTACGGGCATTGTAACTGGAACATCAACGTGAAGTGCTACACTTAAATTATTAAAAAATTCATATCTAAAACTAGCTGTAGATTTTCCGTTTTCTACTGATAAATAGTTATACGGATAAGTGTACAGTTTATTGTTTTTAGGTTTGTACCCGTCAAGAGTATCATTTGTTGTTAAGGCAGGAACAGAAATGTCAAAACCAAAAGCACCTTTTGAAAACAGTAATTGTAACCCGTCATCTGGAATAGCTTGACCAGTAGAGATAACAGGGCACATATAAAGTCCAACAATTGCATCTGGTTTCTGGTTATAACTATGTAATTTTTTAGTTAAAGCTGAAACACCTTTTTTATCTACATTGTAGGCGAATAACGTACATCCTCCGTAAATACCGTCGTATAGAGTGCCGTCAGGGTCTTCTGCGGTATCACAGACCATGCATATAATGCACATAGGGTCAAGAACTTTAGTTAATTTGCCATACCCATTATAGACATACTCACCAGTGTCAAGGTTCTCTGGTATAATGTTAGCACCTATCTGGTCACTTTCTGAGTGTTCTCTTTCAACAAAACAATAATCTGGTGAACAATCAAATAACCATGTTTGCATGACATCAATTTCAAAACTGATGTTAGATGTTACATCATTTACATATTCAACACTTGTGATAAAAGCATAAAACCACTTATTACCGTAAGCTGAATTTTGAAACATCATGTAGTTGCAATCATAGAGACTGTCAGCTTTAATGCCGACTCTTGCTACTCCTTTTTGTACCCTTTGATAACTGTAGTTATTCATATTGTACTTTGTCAACGCACTGAAATAACCGAACTGCGCACTTGTATTGTCAAACCATAATGTGTGGTCATATGTTGTATCTAGTGGTACATCTTTTAGTAACTTTATATTAGTCTGAGGATTTATATACATAATACATTCCTTTCTAACGGATGTGTGGCAGTAACTTAATACCACCACACACCATTAGCATTACGCTTTATTTAAGGTAATATCTGTGTTAACAGTTGTATCACCAGTAATAGGTTTAGCGGCTATATACTTAGTACCGTTAATCTCTGCTACCAGAGTAATATCTGTAGTAACCTGATTGTTAGGAATCATAACCCCACCATAAGGTTGAACTGCGATACCTGCTTTTGTCAGCTCTTCTGTCTGAATGAAGTTTATTACATTATGTGGTTCTAAGCTCTGCTCGTCTAAGTGTGGACTGATTGTAAATACCGTAGCAATGTCACTTTTGTCCTTAGCATCCACATGTGCTGTGATTGATGCAGGTAATGTAATTGTAGCAACATCTGTTACAAATACGCAAGCGTTAGCGAATGGCGAGTTAGATACTGTTTTCCATGTGTGATAGAAATAATTCCAGTACAAACCAGATGCCACATATTTCTCTGTAAATTTGTTATTGTTATCATAAACCTGGAACCAGTTTTCGTCAAGAATAACAGCTTTTACATTTTTCAACAGTTCAAGTTCTTCCATGGTAACTTCTTCGATACCATCAGAATTAGCTCTGATAACATCAAAGCGTTCATTGTCGAACTCTGTCCAGTTATCAATAAGGAACAGTCTTCCCATAAAATCTGCTTTGTCCATATTGAAAGCACTTGCAAGTACATTTACATCATACTGCGCATTGAACATAGCGTCCATGAAAATAACCTGTCTTTCTTTTGGTGTGTTTGTTTTAACGCCGGCTTCATTGAACTCACTTGACATGAATGGTAATAAGTTAGAAGTACCTCTGAACTGCACAGCACTTTCTGTAAGCGATTCACCAGTACCGATTGACTTTGGATACATTCTACCATGGCTGATAGCTTTAATCAACAGGTACTTAAAGAGAAGGAACTCGTCATACTCTGCACCTGTGTAAACAGCATCAACAATCTTAGCAATAAGATTCTGTACACCGTCAATGCTAAGAAATGCCTGTCTTAAATCTTCGTCCTGAATGGTTACTGGGTACATTACACGCCAGTTCATTACGTGGAAAGCTGAACGAACATCTGGAATACTTCTCTGGAACTCTCTCTTCGGTGCTTTTTCTGCACTAAAGTCTACTGCTTTCGCGATTGATACAAAAATATCTTCTACAGTTTCACCGTACTCGAGATACCCTTTTTTAAGAATAGAGTACGGGTTGTTAAAGTTTGCAGACTGCACACGCACAATAGCAATCCTGTTTACAAGTGCGTTGATAAACTGGTTTGCGAAAGCAGGTGTTCCGTAGATAACTTCTCCGACTTTAGGAATGTCACTTGCCTTTGCAACAGCAGGTACGTTCTGCTGATAATCATATGAAGCGTTCTGTCGGATAACGTTCATAATATCGATTGTAGACGCATTTAACGTACTATTAGCAATTCTTCTAGCCATCTTTTAAATCTCCTTAAATAAATCTGAAAATGTCCTCGGGGTATTATCTGGTTCTGGTTTTGGCTCTGGTTTTGGGTTTGGTTCTGGTTCATCTGAGAAAAATCTTTCTGTGTATTTCTTTCTCCAATTTGCATCGTTTTCTTCATACTTACTTTTCCAGTCTGTACCGTCACCGTTCGCTCTTTTTTCAAAGTCATTCAGTGTATCGGTAACGTCCTCTAAAAACGATATGGATTCATCATCAGGGTTTTCTCCTAACCTTGTTTTGAAACTTTCCAGAATTTCCTCTCTAGTTTTTACTGCCATCTAATCACCTCCTTTCAACTTAATAATGATATTTTAGCATCATCCAAACTGGCATTGATTTCTTTTTTGTAGTGTGTGTACCACCACCTCCACCACCTGCCGACAAGAATCTGTAAATAAGAACGGCATTGTTGAGTCTTTCGTCAACTGATAAAAACTCATTTTTTGAAAACCATTTGTTGATTGAAGTGTCATTAGCATGTTTCGTAATAAACTCATAACATTTTTCTGCGTAGGTTACACGGAAATCCCATGTGTGGTCGTGAATACCCTCCCACCCTACATTGAAAGCATGTGTTAATTCAGCTAAATCTGTACTACTGGAAGTGAGAAAATCTGTTAACGTGGCATATTGACTAGCTTCATCTCTGGAATACCATACATTTTCGTGAATTAAATATTGAAGTTGTCCGTTTCCATCATCGTCTTTATACCCATTTTCTTGAAGCCATTCATGTAACTTATAAAGTCTACCATGCGTATCTCCACCAGTGTTTGTCCATTGTCCTAGTCCAAAACCAACATTTAAACTCGTAAATGAACTAACATTCTGTCCTTCCCACATTCCTGGGTTTACACCACTTTCCTGCCACATATTACCACATATTGCTGATACAACATATGCGCTACAACCATAACCAGATGCACCGCCCTCACCGTATCTAAACAATCGTGGGAATGACGTTTCATAATCTTGTTTTCCAGTTGTTGACCCTATGCTTACTTGATGCGCTAACGGTGCATTGTCTGTGTGTGCCCCCATGAATACACCTTTTCCTTTACCACCTTTATAACACATTTCTGTATGGGAAACTGAAAGACCAATGTCACCTGCTAAGTATTCACCACTAGCATCGACTTCCTTGAAACCTAGTGAAAGTAAAACGTCTGCTTCAGTATAAGTTGTAAATGCGTTATATTTTGGTGCGTAATTCGGTGTTGTAAATCCACCTGCTAAGAGTGCGTAGTTTATGAAAGAACTGCAATCGTAATATGTAATGCCACCTACGGTCTGGGCATTTCTATATGACTGACTGTATCCCACGTTAGGGGCATTACACGTTTCGATTGCCCATGAATAAGCTTTGTTGATGTCTGGCATAATGTTATCCTAACATCTGGTTAACGAGTTTTTGAATCTCGTCGTAATTGTAACCTGCTTTTTCAAGTCTGTTTTTTCTTTCTTTTCCTACACCCCACACACCTTTTATAACTTCTCTTGCAACTTCACCATTCGACTTGTAAGTACCTTTTGTAAAGAGGTCATTTACATAGCTTTGTACTTCATCATAATTATAACCTGCTTTTTCTAAAAGTCTTCTTCTCTGGATACCTACACCCCATTTACCTGCAACAACCTGCCTAGCTATTTCTTCAATAGGGTTTGTGTTTATACCAGTAAATCGTAAGTGTAAATCCCAACCGAGATAATAATTATAATAGGAAGTAATCCGAATTTCTTTACCTGTCTGGTCACCAGTTTTACCACCTGTGGCTGTTCCTTTTTCGTTAATTGACGCTTCAACTATCTGGCTTTCATTGATACTCATACATACATGGTTTCCTCTGTTTAAATGAACATCACCTGCTTTCCATGGTGCTTTGCAATCTACAAACCCTGCTTTTCTTAACTGTGATTCTAAATTGCCTGTCCATGAATAAGGCGATACACAAAAACCTGCATTGTATAATGCTGTTGCTACCAGTGAACTACAGTCATAATCTGGACCGTTTCTGTGCTGTTGGTCATAACCATGAATATTGTCCTTTGCTGTGTTAATCATGAAAGAAACAGCTTTGTTAATATCAGCCATTTGTTACTCCTTTCTGGTGTTTGAAATGTGAAAAAGTTCCATAAGTTTACTCGGTAAAAGGTCTGAGTTAATTTTGGATATGTTTTCTAGTATTGAAACTAGCTCGGTTGTACAAGTGTATAGTACAATAACTGGTAATATTGATACACCTAGTTTAAAGCCTATAACACCACCGTATTCATCAACTAACCATGCCGTAAAATAGCAGAAAATAAAACCCACTTTTTTGAAAAGACCGTCACGTAGTTTTGCGGATTTAATGTCTTTAATTTTTATGGCTGACACAATACCGGTTAGTACGTCTAGGGCGTTAAACACTAACGCTACAAAGATTGGATATAAGTTTTCCATGGTATTTCCTTTCTTATTTAATTCAATTTTATTATATCACAATACTTGCTAAAAATCAATAGGTGTGTTATAATTAAGTATGGAAAGGAGTTTTTGATATGCCAAAATATTATGACGGTACTAAATTATTGTCAATGTTAGATATCAACGGGAACAAGCCAGAAATCTATATGGTTACTTCAAACCGAAGTGCAGGAAAGACAACTTATTTTAGTAGACTATGCATAAACAGGTTTCTTGATAAAGGTGAAAAGTTTGGACTTATTTACCGTTATAATTATGAACTTGATAACGTGGTAGATAAATTCTATAAAGATATAGGTAGTCTGTTCTTCACAGGACATACCATGACTTCAAAAAGACGGGCGAGTGGAATCTTCCATGAGTTATTCTTAGACGAAAAAAGCTGTGGCTATGCTATCAGTTTAAATAGTGCAGACCAGTTGAAAAAATACAGCCATTTATTTGCTGATATTTCTAGGCTAGAATTTGATGAATTTCAAAGTGAATCTAATCACTACTGTCCTGATGAAGTAAGAAAGTTTATCAGTATTCATACGTCTATTGCAAGAGGACAGGGCAAACAAGTTCGTTATGTACCTGTGTATATGATTGCTAACCCTGTCAGTCTTATTAACCCTTATTACACAAAAATGGAAATCAGTGCTAGACTTCATAAAGATACAAAATTTTTACGTGGTGACGGATTTGTATTAGAACAGGGATTTAATAAATCAGCAAGTGAAGCACAGAAAACTAGCGGATTCAATCGAGCTTTTAAGAAAGACATTTATGTTGGATATAGCAGTGAATGTGTTTATTTGAATGATAATCAGAGTTTTATTGAAAGACCTACTGGAAAAAATAAATACCTTTGCACACTTAAATATAAAGGGTGTGAGTTTGGTATAAGGGAATTTCCTGAAATTGGGTACTTATACTGTGATGACAGACCAGATAGAACTTTTGGATTAAAAATCAGTGTAACTACTGACGATCACGAAATCAATTATGTTATGTTAAAACGTAACGATTTCTTTTTGAATAATCTTAGATATTTATTTGAACGTGGTTGCTTTAGGTTTAAAGATTTAAGATGCAAGGAAGCCACATTAAGCGCACTTAGTTACTAGGTATATCTACTCATGCGATTAACATTGAGGGCATAGGATAGCACTCTTGAAATTATAGAGCCTGTGTTACTTGTCGTTTTCGCTGAACGCAATGATTAACACATGAGTTATAGATATAAATAAAACAGAGGGTAGGAACTTAGTTCTCCCTCTGTTTTTATACTATTTGCATATAATGCGTCTATAGGTGTTATTTCATACCATATATTGAATTTAATTTCAATTTAATTAAATTTTTCTCATCTTTACTTAACCACTTTATCCATTTCCCGCAACTAGCACAATATAGACCTGTCTGACTCCCTTTTTTCATCGTTGAAAATTTATTACTACCACATTTACATTTCATATCTTTAAATTCAAATTCCATATTTTTACCTCATTTCATAAGATGTTTCTACCAATAGAACACCACCACGTATTCTCTTCGGACGTAATTTTCCAGGTACTTTCAACCCTATTTTAAATGAACTATAATCACGTTTAATAGGATTGTTTTGATTGTCAAATAAAAATTCTTTTTCTTCATCACTCCATTCTTTATTTTTATCAGCATCACCGGACAGTGATAATTCAAATAAATCTTTGCAACGTTTTGGCATACCTGCGCACTTTATATTGTTGTATGGTTTTTCAATCATTTCAAGATTCTCTGCAACTACATGCTCAATGTAGGTTTTCTGTCTTGTAAATATTGCTTTATCCCAACATGACTCCAATTTCCAACAACAAAAGTTTTTATCATGTACTTTGATTCCAACTATTTCTTCTGGTGGTAAATCACAGTGTATGCTATCTGTATCTGCATAAATAAAACCTGCTTTATCAACACCATTATAATTCGCTTGTGCTGCTCTGATAGTAAAGTTTCTTGCATAACTTGTGATAGCTGAACCGACAGGAATATACCCTGCTTTCTTGTTTGATTCTGTAACAGGTAAAAATCCAATTGTTTTATCATCTTTCACATATGCTAATTTAAATGATGAATCTTTACTAGATGCCATTTTTCCGTACAGATTATTAAGAAAAAGTTTAGCCAACTCACGTAATGCACCTTTACTAACAAGTTTCTGATGTTTGTACTTTTCTATGTATTCATCAAAGATACCTGTTAAGGCATAAAACCAACATCCATCAAGTATTTCAAAATCAACTAAATCATAGTGGTCTTTCAACAATTGATAATCTGTCATTGTCAACACTAATTCAACCCTTGTATCTCTTAATATACCGTCCTTATCTTTATAGAATGAAAAGTAAGAATCTGTTTTACTGTCATAAATATCTGACGATTCAAGTGCTTCTGTACCTTTATATAAGTAAGAACTTTTTATCTGGATAAATGGTAACTTATCTTTCTTGATATAAAATCTTGTTTTAAGTCTAACAAAATAATACTTATTATCTGCTATAGCTTCGTCTGGAATATAGTTTCCTTTCCAAAAGCAAGGCTTACCAACTGGGTATCTGTTTCCAGATTCAGATGACATCATGGATGGGTACAGTGAATTTACATCTGCCGTAGTTCCGTTTGTTTTTATTTGGTTCTCTTTTCCTTTTACTAAATAACACCAACCACCTCTGTATGATTTTCTTATATATTCTCCGGCGTTTTCGTAGGTATATTCTGTAGGGTTAATACTTACATTATATACGTCTGGAAACATTTCCTTGTACTCTAACTGGTTCTTGAGTGATTTCTTACATATCTCTTTGTATTCTTCCAAACAACAAGAACCTATTGTCAATTTATCATGCCCCTCATTGAACATAATTTCAAGTGCTTCTTTAACAACAAGGACATCATTAGCAATGTATTCTTTTTCACTGTCTGTTATCTCACACCCTGCATATCGAAAACCTGTGTATTCCATGTCAAGCTTTTTATGCTTTGTACCAAAATTATCACCAATTCTTTCAACACTGAATGGTAAAAGCTTTAGTGAATCCCTTATTTCAATAAAGTGGTTATTTACTTTTATAATAATGTTGTACCACATTCCTTTATCTGATATACTATATTTAAAGGAATTGTTTTTCATAAATTTTTCATGCAACCACTCTACCTCGTTTATAGCTTCACCTGTTTTTCTGTATGCCTGTTTAAATCCTTTATCTATCATTAAATATGATAACCAGAATGAACCATCAAACTTTAAGTTGTGGTAATATGCTACGATATTACAATCTTGACTTACAAAGTAATTAAATTGTTCGTCAATCGAGTGAAAAATACTAACATTTTCTGTGAATAGCTCTACCGAAGCTGATGCCCATACTTCTGTGAACTCTTGTCCTTTGTAAACAGTTGTTTCAAAGTCGCACATAAAATATCTGTACTTTTTAATCTTCAATGGAGTAGCCTAACTCGTTAAACTCAAAGGCATCAGCTAAGTCCATTTTATACTGCTCACTTGCATTAGGAAGTGCATTTATAATTCCTGTAGCGTAATCTTCCATCGCTGATTCACTGTCATACTTACTTTTATTCAAATAGTAATGTAAATTTGGTGTTAACATGATAGCTTCTACTACATCATCTATGCCCTGCTGAGTGATTAACTGGTCAATTAAAGAAGTAACTTTATCAGCTATCTCTTTAGGGTAATGTGATATGTTATTTTTTATGTCTGCTATTACTGTCCTATTAAACATATCATCACCGACTTTTAAATCGCCATTTTCGTTAAAGTTCTGAGGTATTTTTGGTATTGGAATGGCTTCAGCTTTTAATATATCTGGTGTTACCTTTTTCAACTCATTGGTGTAACGAGTTAACTCTGCACCTTTTATTCCTTGCAATTTTAGTTCTCTTTCTGACGGAAAATATAAATCAGTGATAAGTCCTTTTTTGTTTAATCTTCTTATGTAACTGTTGATTCGGTTTCTATTACGTGTATAAGCTGATACTTTCTTTTTTCTTTTTGCCATGAAAAAATCACCCTCTTGTCTAAAAAAGCGTGTACCGATTAAAGTACACGCTGTTAATATTTATAGGTTACTTAAGACTTTCTAAATCTAACACACAGTTGATAAAGTCACGACCTGCTTTTGTCTTGCCGGATGTTTTTATAATAGTAAACGTTTTATCTTTCATGATATTTGAAATATCATGAATTGAACGTTTAAACGTTAATGACTGGCAGGAATATACTTTCTTTTCTGGTGTGATAACTGAAAGTATATCACTGATTTCACCAGTTGACTCTTTGGTATCCTCGAATGTAAGAATACCGTCAACTGTAATGTGTGTTCCATCTGGTACGTCTTTCATTGAAATAATTGATGGTGCAATAGTCATAAGATACTGCTCAACTTCTGAAAACTCTCTACTACATTCTTTGATTTCTACCATGACCTTTTACCTCTTTCTTTTTTCTGTTATTCTGTTACGTCTTCTGTTACTTTTCTCGGCGGCTGAACTTCGGCATGTTCAATGAACTCCTGCTCTGTCATACCATAAAGTGTTCCAATCTCTTCCTTGTCAACAATGTACACTGGCTTCAATGTTTCCATTTCAAGAGCTTCTTTCACTTTCTTAAGAAGCTTTTCGTCATCCTTGTAAGTACGTGGTACTACTACATACCTGTTACAAGGTTCTCCTGTCTCAATGTCTAAGCACATTACGTTGACTTTTGTTGTGATAATTGTACGTGTTACCATTGGTACTCTTGCCATGTTTTTTCTTCCTTTCTTTCTTTATTTTTTAAAAAACGTCAAGATATATTTTAGTGCTATAAAGCACTAGAGCAGGTGACAGGGATTGAACCTGTTTCACGTGAATGAGCGATGATAAGGGGTATTTAAGATTCACGCATTTTACCAATAAACTACACCTACTAAGAGGGGCAGGTGGCGTAGTGGATTGGAAGCCTACACCACCTATGGCAAACGTAACTCGGATTTTTTGCTTATTCCCTTGCTACAATTATATAATAGCATATGACGAACTAAATATCAAGTATTATTTGAATTTTTTCCGAACAAAATATTTATCCAAAATGAACTGCTTATATTGATTTTTAATCGTGTCTGCTACGATTTTCGCTGTCATATATGAACTAGCTCGCAATTCAATACGTGGTATAGCCGTGTGCCAACATAAGCAATGATTCACATAGATATCTACCACAAGAGTACCGTTTACCACTGTTATGGATACATCATCCTTGATGTCCTCTTTAATCATTTCCTTTACTAACTTTACATAGTGTTTACTCATTTTTGTTCCCTCTTTCTTTCTGGTTTTATTTTGATTAGTTTCCGCACCTTGTTGGTGCTAAAGGGTGTACAGTGTTGAAACTGTAACCGTGCCAACCACGCACCCTTGTTAGTTTTGACTAACTTTATGTATTCTTAGAATACATAAATTGTTTTTTATATGGTCTAATCGTATTGTACACTTGACAGTATCTTGTTTGATTGTCAGAATACCAGAATCAAGCGAAAATGAGTCTGTTACAAAACGCTCTGAATCAGAATCTTTAAATTCTACCATTATACGCACCATGTTTGACTTTTTCATGTTAACCCACCTCGCTTTCTTTTTTAGCACTTCTAGGTGGAAGCACTGTAGCGTATCTGATGAAGTCCTCTTCTGTCATTCCGAGTAGTAAATCCTCTACAGTGGTGCTATTGATGTTAACCAACTTGAATGTGTCAGTCTGAAAAAGCTTCTGCAACTTTTTGAGCAATATTTCGTTGGTGTCATAAGTACCACCGATAGTATACTCACGTATCTGTACTTCTGCCGTTGTTACGTCGATAGTCATAACTTCTGCCGTTGTCTGACTTACTGTCCTTGTTACCATTTTTTCTCTTGCCATAGTAATACCTCTTCTTTCTATTGTAGTGTTGATTAGTTTATGCACCTGACTCGGTGCTAAAGGGTGTACAGTGTTGAAACTGTAATCGTACCGGTCACGCACCCTAGTATGTTATACTTCACGGTAGGTTACACGTTCTTTACAGCCCCATGTGCCACGTCCGTAATCTTTACCAAACTTGCTGATATGCTGTGCTGACGTGTTTGTGTATCCGTATACTGCCCGAAGAAAGTCATAACACGTGTCTGTACTTTTCTCGATAATCGCTACTACTGTATTGTAGCTTCTCAACACGTAGAAACTAGGTGTTTCATAGACGTATGCCTGACAAGTGCGAAGCCGATTTCCTTCTCCTATTGTACAGTGTTCCATTTCTTCATTGTAACGTTCAACTGCCGCTAACACTTCCTTGTTAGCCTGAATCTGTAATTTTTGCGCATAATGATACCCCCTTATAATGAATTTACATAATCGCTAATTTCCATAATAGTATGCAATCTATTAAAACCTGTAATACGCATAAGCTCGTCCCATGCTTCGCTGAAATCAGCACCACTTGTAAAGCCCTCTAATGCTATCGTTCTAACTAATGTGATAGACATTCTAACGTAACACTTCCAATCCCTACCCTCATGATACGCTCTTAAAGCGTAACCTACATATAAACTAATTGAATCACATAAATTGTCCGTTCTTAAAACTGTTTTAATATTTTTCATCTTTAGGTTTCCTTTCCTTTCTTTGTACCTTTATTATATCACAGGTACGGTGACTTGTCAAGTATTTGTGTGTAACTTTTTAATTTTTTCTTTTGTAATATCTTCCCTTCCTTTCTTTGTACCTTTATTATAACACATGTGTGGTCACTTGTCAAGCACTTGTATGAAAAATTTTTGGGGAAACTGTGAATGGGGTTTGAACTTTAAT